TGCTTCTACTAATTCAACTGGCGCAGCTGATGTTGCGATCCCGTTCAAGTATCGCTTAAGTTCTGCTGTTGGTACTGATGCCTGGGGTGCTATCACTTCAGCAACATCAACCGGCTTCATTCTTGAAGCTTCAACAGACGGCAGCAAAGCTGTGCTGATTGACGTTGACCCTGCTTCCGTTCCGGCCTTGGATGCAGACGGACTGTATCTCTATGTTGACATTGCTACTACCACGATGGTTAGCGGCCCTGTTGCTGTTTCAGCATACATTGAGCCGCGCTATCCACAGAATAGCAATCTCTCCAGTTCATAACCTGTTCGATTAGGGGGTGGGCTTGAAATACAGCCCACCCTGAAGGATTAGCTTATGGCAGATTACACGACTATTACGGCGGTCAAGGCCGATATGCCTGACAGCAATCTATATGCCTCTACCTCTTATGATTATGACCTTGTTATTCAAGGCATGATCACAGCCGCATCACGCTTGATAGACAAGGAAGTGGGCGGTTGGGCAAATTACTTCTATCCAACGACCGATGACCAGACGCGCTATTATGACGGAAGCGGTGAGGTGGATCTGTACGTTGACCCGATTATCAGCTTGACTTCTGTTTATGTAAGTGAGTCAGGCGGAAGGTCTTTGACTGATTATACAGCCTGGACTGAGAACACTGACTATTTTGTCTGGCCCTATAACTACTCCAGCATTGGCGTGCCAATTCAGATGTTACTTGTTGATAATGACGCTGGCGGCAAGGGGAGTTGGGGCACGACACGCAAGGGCATAAAGATAACAGGCGTATTTGGTTATTCCAGTTATCCACCAGCCGACATCCAGCAGGCTTGCAAGATCACCGCGATGCGATGGTTTATGCGTGCCAAACAAAGCTGGCAGGACACATCAGTCAACGCTGCTATGGGTGAAATGCTTTATACACAGAGCCTTGACCCTGACGTCAAAGAGATACTGAAACCTTACAAGATATTCAACGCGGTGATGTGATGAGCGTTCTTGATAATGCCATAGTCAAGCTACAAGCACACGCACTTGCTTTAGCCACGATCACTATCAAGGGTGCGCCTTCCTACCCTACTGAAGATGCAACCGTATTACCGCTTGCCATTGCTCATGTTTCAGATGGAACAGGGCAAGCGGATGAAGCTACGACTTGCCGTATGTTAGTCAATTTAAAAGCAGATTTCCATGTTAGCCGCGTTAGCATGAAATCAGCTTACACGCAGATAAACCTGATTATCCCCGAATTTCTTGAAAGGCTGGCTGGCGACCCTACCCTGGGCGGTACGGTTGACACGATCGTCTTTCCGGTTTCCTTTGCTGTTTCTGCGGTGCAATGGAACACCATTCCAACACAAATGATTAGCTTCACTATTCCTGTAAAGTACAGGGAAAGTCCGATCACATGACATTACTAAAGATTGTAGTTAGCGAGTTGCCGGAGTCTTGCTGGCAATGCGATTTCAAATATAACGATGACTTTGTAAACCGCTGCCCTTTGCTGGAGAAAGAGTTCTTTTTCCATGTGAGGGTGGACGAGTATAAAAAAGAGCGCCACTTCAATTGCCCTTTGGAAGATGCCGGCCTATGAGAGATACCGTTGCAATAATCGGATCGCATCCGCGAACAAGGGGCAACTTTGACTTCAACCGCACAGACGCCGATGTTTGGGTATTCAATGAAGCTCTGAAATCACCCTGGTGCAAGCGTGCTGATGCTGTGTTCCAAATGCACGACCCTATAATCTGGCGGTCATCCACTAACCGGAATGACCCCAACCATTACAACTGGCTAAAGAATACCACCGTTCCTGTTTACATGCAGGAAAAGTACGAAGACGTGCCGGCGTCTATCAAGTTTCCATTGAATGAACTTATAGCGGACTTGTTCGGGGATTATAAGCCAATCCCTTATATCACGTCTTCGGTGGCTTACGCCCTGGCGCTGGCTGTCTATCTGAAATATAAAAAGATAGAAGTTTATGGCGTTGAGATGGAAACTAATACCGAGTACGGCCACCAGCGCATTGGTGTTGCCTTCTGGGTTGGTATTGCAATTGGCAGGGGTATTGAGATCGACTTTCACAGCGATTCAATTCTGAACGCACCCTTGTACGGATATGACGGATCTTCACGCATTGACAAGGAAAAGTTTGAACGGCGCCTTGACGAGCTGAAGGCGATTGCTGACAAGTTCAAAGTGCAATACGAAGATGCTAAGACGGCTGTTCATGGTGTACTGGAAAACTTTGAGAAGGACTTCAAAGCCGGCTTGCCTGACCTTGACAAGTTGATTCAAGCTATGGGGCAGAAGGCTTACAACTTTGGCATGGCTGATGGTGCAATCCAGGCGAATGAATTTTACCTGCGCAAGTCAATTCAGCAAGAGGCTGAAACTGGCAATTATCTGATAGTCAGGCAGGAGTTCGAGGCTGGGAGTATTGAGGCGCAAAAACAGTATCAATATGCGATGGTCAAAGTCTATGACATCGCCAAGCACATGAGGGCTTGCGTTGACAAATTACAGACTTGCACTAACAGGCACGAGCGCAGAAATGTCAGTAACGATATGAAGAAATTACTGGACGGTTACGCACAGATAACAACGCAGGTTGGCATGGCGAGTGGAATAAGTCTGGAAAATAAGCAGTGGATGGGCATGTTAGACCAGTTAGGCGTGGCAGCCGGTGGTGAAGAAGCGCTGAAACTTATGAGCGAATCTCTTATGGGTAACGTGCCGGTGGAGTTGCAATGAACATCGGCTTAGTGATTGGCAACGGCCCGAGCCTGAGAGATGTACCGCTTGACTTCCTGAATAAATATCCCAGCATTGGGTCCAACGCGATTTACCTGCTGAAAGGATTCACTCCTACCTACTACACCGCAATTGACCCGGTCAATATAGCTGACTTTGTTGATACAGTTAACAAGATAGATTGTATAAAAATTATTGGCGAGCGCGTGCTGAACACTTGCGCCCTAAAGAATGTGATTGCAGTAAAGAAAGGGCAGAAAGACGGCTTCAGTAAGAATCCGTTCAAAGTGCCGGCTTGCGAGGGCTGGACGGTAACCTATTTCAATCTGCAACTGGCTTATTATCTCGGCTGGGAAACTGTGTTACTGGTAGGGGTTGACCATTGGAGCAGGGGCAGGGGTTATCACTTCACGAACGCTTATTACGACCGGAAACTCACCACGAATGTAACCTTGCCTGACATGACCTACGAGGTGGAACGTTATTACACGAAGGCAAGAGTGGCGTTTGAACAGGCTGGCAGGCAGATTATCAATGTTACGCCAGGGACGGCTTTGAACGTGTTCCCGAAAGAAGACTGGCATAAATGGAATATTTGATACTTGGCAATGGTTTAGTGGGCGGTGAATTGCAGAAGCGCACAGGCTGGGATTGCATCGCACGTTCCACGAACGGATTTGACATAAGAGACCCAGACCGCTTTGACGCCTATTTGCGAGGGTATAAAACAATTATCAACTGCATCGGGTATGTCAAGGATTATTACAACCGCGATATGAACTGGGTTACGAACTGGCAGGCGGTTATTGACCTGGTGGACTGGTGCAATATAAACAAAGTAAAGTTTGTTCACATGAGTTCTGACTGCGTTTATCGAGGGAGAAAGCCTTACGCTAAAGAATCCGATGTTCCTGTTCATGCTGAAAACTGGTATGCCTACAGCAAGCTTTTAGCGGATGGTTACGTCCAAGCGCGATCTAATCACTATCTCATGGTTAGGATGGCTCTGAAGGGCAAGCCATTTCCGTATGATGCGGTGAGTGACAGGGTTGGCAACTTTGATTATGTGGATAGGATAGTGGACATCATCGTCAAGCTGATAGAGGCTGGTGCAAGCGGTGTGTTCAATATAGGCACTGACCCGAAGTCCATGTTACACCTTGCACGCCTGACAAAGCCTACCATTGAAACAGACGGCAAGCCTGTTATAGATATGACCATGAACCTTGACAAGATGAAGGGGGCATTGTGCAAGATGCAATTCTGATTCAAAGCTGGTTCACGCCTGATTACAGGCAGATGATTGACTTGACCAGGGATAGGCACGCCTTCTATGCCAAAAAGCATGACATGGATTACTTGCCTAACGACCTGACTGCAAGCGGTATCACTACTGGACAGAAGTGTTATCAGGATATAAAGACCATAAAAAGCGCATTAGACAAGGGGTATGAGTTCGTTATCAATATGGATATAGATGCCATTATTTGGGATCTGAATCGTGATCTAAGGGAAGCCTGCATAGATATTAGGGGAGTGAGGTTTGATGCGATGCGTGTCAAGCACGTGAACATTAGCATAACTTATATCAGGAATTGCGAGATTACGCGCCGCTTTATCAAGGCGTGGGAAGCGCAGGCGATAGGCAGGCAGGGCAGTCAGTTTGGGTCGCAAAACGCATTCAACATCATCACAGCGCAAATGGGTATTCCACCGCTTGACCCAACCTGGAATTACTGCTATTCACAGCACGAGGGGATTATCAAGCCTGCTGTCAGGGGGTATCACGACTTCATTGGCTTTGATTACAAGATGAAAGCGATGAGAGATGATTTAGACGCTTTAGAAAATGGCGTAATGCTTCAGCAACACAGAAACCTGGAGGGTTTATATGAATGGCGTGGGGATTGATATAAAAGACTTTTG